TATTCTTTTTTGTAAACAGTTCCATGGGTGAGATCTAAACAAAGCATCTCTTACTTGAGTATATCTTGAATTACAAAGTCTAGCGTTTTTTGAATCTTCTGTTAAGGAAAGAATAGTTGTAGCTCCTAACTGATTTAATGCTCCGTTACAAATGTCTACAATAGATGCCATATTTTTTATAAATTTCTTTTTGTGTTAAACCTTGTTCGTCATTCTTTTGCTTAGTTCTGCTATTAATATTTAATACATCAATAACTTCAACTAAAGCATATCTATACACTTTATTATCGTCTTGCCACTGAAAATGCAATAATTCTTTAATATCATTATATATATCAAGATTTCTTGGATCAAAATCAGCTATTGTCATTTGTAATGATATAATTTCTTCTTAACTTCCTTGGTGTTAGGGATTTCCAAATTTCTTTTTCTGTCATCTCCCACTTATCATCAAATCCACAATGAGCTTTGGAAGTGTGCTTAAATCTATCTACTAATACATACCTGTATACATAATTGTCTTTTTTAAAATGTAGTACAGGTTTTAACTCTTTTATTTTATTCATAAAAGATGGGGGATTGCTCCCCCACCTAGACTATTGATTAGTCTTTAACGTATAACATTTGCAACTGAATAGTACCACTACCATCATTACATGCTAAGGTAACTGTAACTGGAATACCATCTTCGTCTGCATCAACTACACTATTTCTACCTAAAGCCATAGTGTCTGCTGCAACAACTGTTGCTGCAGAAGTTGAAGCGGCAGCCGCTTTATATTCATCCACGTCAAGAGCAACTGTTGCTCCTGAAGAGTCTGTATAAGCACCATGTCCAACTGCTATAGTAGTACTTGCACCAAGAGCATCATAACTTACTGATCCACTTAGAACTCTAGCACCATTAGGTATTGTAAACATAGTTACAGTAGATTGTTCTGCACTTGCTTCGTACTCTGCAAACGCAATTCTCACTCTACCAGACAGTTCATTAGTATCAACCTTCTCAGAAGGAACACTAACTATTTTCGTATATTGTATTGAATTAGCCATATTTTATATCCTCCTATTATGCTTCTACGCAAGTTATACCAAGAACTTTAGCTTCTTCCATTCTAGTAGCACCAATGCTTTGGCAGTAGTACACTTGAGTGGCATAAGATTTATCAGCTCTTTCGTCAATTCTAGCGGAAATATCTTTTCCGATAGCTAGAGTAATTCCATCTTGTGCGAAGGCTAAACAAAGTCTGTCATTACCAGATTTTGCAAGTCTATTTGATGTTGTAAATTTAAACCCAAGAAACGTGTCAATTTCACCATGAACCAATGCTTTGATTGTGTTGAAATCTGAATTCGTTACTTCAGTTGTTCCTAATAGATTATTGATTTGCTCAGGTCCTACCACTATGTGTCTAGGAATTGAAGGATCAACATCAGCTAAATCAAATGTCTGCTTAGCAGTTCTTAATTTAGCGATAGTTAAACCAGTTGATGCACCTGCGATAGCCGTTTGTGCAGCTACTGAAGTTGAACCAGTTTCACCTGTGTATGCAGTTGCCGAAGCAGCAGCAATAATCACATCGTCCATAGCTCTACCCATTGCCATTGCAGCAGCTTGAGCGTAAGAAGATGTTGGATCTATTAAGAGACGTACTTTGTCTTGTTGATCTATTAAATCAGCAAATTCATAATCCGCAAGAGATACTCTTCGTCTTGAGTGAGGAGTGTCTATTTGTGGAGTGTCTGAATGTCTGCTAGTTTTTAAAACTGCAGTTACTGATCCAACTTGATCAAAGAAAGCATTTTTTCCTGTAACGCTTTCAAGTCTGACCTTGTCTCTTAATAATGATCCCATTTGTTGAGATAACATTTGTATGTTAGCAGAATACTGCTGTACAAATGCTGTAGTTATTTGTGATGACATATTTGTCTCTCCATTATTAAAGTTGAATATTAATTTATCCCTATTGACAAATTAATAAATTTATTAATCAGAAAGGTTCTCCATCGTAATTGATAGGCATCTCTTGCATTTAAAGTCTGTTAGACTAGAGTCTATTCCTTCTTGTCAGTAAGGTTCTTGCGAATTGTCTTACCTGTAACCCATTTATAATAAATATCTGCGATTGGCAAGGGGTTATTTTTCTGAACTTCAGAGCCTGTTTCCTTAACTAATCGCAGTATTTCCAATCTCATTTCTTGATCACTTAGATTATTATGTAGCATTTAACATTTCTCTTAAGGTGTATACTTGCTGTACTGCCTTATCGTGATCTGGATGATTTTTAACCCAATAAGGACTATTTCTATCCTGAGTTAAAGCAGATATTTCAGATTGAATATCTTTTGAAGTAGTAGCGTTTCCACTTTCTGTAGAAAGAATTTTATCTTCCGACATCATTCCAGCAATTTTTGCAAAGCCTTTAATAATTTCTGGATGATCTCCTACTCTTGTACCATCTTTTAATTGCATATCTAAAACATCTGGATTGATATTTGCTTTTGCTAATGCTCCAGCTTGTTTTACTTTAGATTCAAAATCTCTACCCCATTCTTGTCTTAACATTTGTTCAGACTGAACTTGAGCAGTTTCTGTATCAATTTTAGATTGTTGTGCAGAACCTTCCATATTATTTTTGTAGAACTGCAAAATACCTTCGGCTTGTTTATTATTCAAACCTAATTTATGAGACTGTTCTGCAAAAGATTTAATAGAATTTTTATCTAAAGCAACTATATCTGATTTAACATTTAAATTATATTTATCTGCAGATTCTGGTCTACCTAATTTTGAATAGACTTCGTTCCATTGATCCTCTGTGGAGTTGTTATTGGGAATGACTAATTTATCTTGACCAATCATTCTAGTTGCGTTGATGTAACTTTTTGCTAACGCATCAATCTCTGTAAATTTTTCTATGTTAGGATCTTTTCTAAATTCCTCACTAATAGAATCTTTCCAGGAAGATGTTTGCGGTGCAGGAGTATCTCCTCCTCTAACTGTATTTGCTGTTGCTGTTGGTTGGATTGTTTCTGTAGATGTTGTCGTTGTTTCTACAGGCACAGTTTCCTGTGTTATCTGTTCGTTTGACATTGTTATTTTCCTTTTTCATTATCATTTTGCAGCATTGATTTTATAAATAGAAGAACGCTGCGTTGTCCTTCCATATATGCACTTTCATGGCTATCTCCTTTTACATTAGTAGTAGCGTGGTAGTGGCATCTTTTTTCTAAATCAGATAAGACTTGTTTGCCTTCCTCTGTATTGAATATGAATTTATAATTTTTTTTCAACCCTTCCATCATTCTTTCCCACTGTTTATTTTCTTCCATAATTATTCTGATTGCGGATTAACTAAAGCCTTTGCTTCTTCTGGTAATGCTTTTGCTAATGGTGCTATATCTCCTCCTGCTTGTGCTAGTTGTTGCATCTGTTGCATTTGTTGTTGCTCTGCTTGTTTTTGTTGAGCTTGTTGTCTTTCGGAATTAACTTGACTCCTAGATTTTAATATTTTTTGTGGAACTCCTACAATCCCTGCCAAATGTTCTACTAGGTTATCAAAATTAATATAATCAAATACAGGAGCAACATTTGCTAATGATCCTAATATTTCTATAGCTCTCATAATAGATTGTAACTCAGAAGATTTTTGAGCTTTTGCTAAAGGAGAAACATATTCAATCTCCACATCTCTACCAGATAAAAATTCTGGTGCTTGTGGTAACATATTATTTCTAAGTAAAATATTAAAGACTCTATCAATTAATGGTTTTAATAATTCAGACTGCAGTCTACCAAGTACAGGACCTAGTAATCGCATCTTCTCTTCGTTCCTTTGGATGACTTCTGTTGCTGTCATTTGAGGACCATTCTGCATCATTAATTGGTTTACATAAAACACAGAACGAATAGCGTCTCTTCTTTGCTCTTCCATGTTTAATCCTAATGGATTGTTTGCACCAATATTTAAAGGTTCAATTCTATCTCTTGTTCCAGATCGGTAGAAGTTAAGTCCACCAGGAACAGTTCGTACAGGTAATAAGAAACCATCGTCAGGCACTAACAAAGGTGGATCTACTTGTTTCTGTGCTGCTTTAATAGTTGTCTTAGACATTTCATTTAACATCTTGACATCAGGCAAAGCGTTCATTGCTGGAGATCTTCCATAAATTTCATTAGACGATTTCAAGTAACGAGGTACTACAAAAGGAAATTCTTTAAATCCTGATACAGATAATTCATTTCCATTTTTAAATTCTACATACACCGACTCAAATGGCATATTAACTTTATCTTTTTTCTTAGGATTAAAATCGCTTCTTGGATAAACTGCATGAAGAATCTCTACTTCACCATAGGGATCTTTTTTTGCTACGCCTTGAATATCAGAAGATACATTGTCTCCAAACTTTTGAATAGCAGCTCGTGCGGAAATTTTAAATCTTCTGTAAATAGTATCTACTCTGCCTTTATCATTCTCTGCAATAAAAACTTCATTGATGTGTCTTGTTGAAAATTTAATTAAATCTTCATCATCTTCTTCAATAAACATTGCTGCTGTACCAAAGGTAATTAGATCGTGGTATAATTCAAATATCTCTTGTTGAAAGTTAGAGCGATTAAAAGCAGTGTACATAACTTCCGTTGCAGACTCCAACCAAATTTTTGCCTCATCTTCATTTTCCATTCCATCTTCTTTAAAACGCAAAGCAAACCAGGGAGTGGAAGGGTTAGTCAGCATACCATGTAAAGAAGCTGCTAATAATTCTAATGCTTGAATAGGCGAGGAATCAAAAATCAATTCATTTCGTTTATCTCCTCTAGCTCTAGTCTTGGTTACATCTGCTTTTCTTGGTTGCATATAATCTGCAACTTCTTGCCAATGTGTTTCCCAATTTTGTCTTTGACCTTGGAGTCTATCAAATCTTGATAATAAACTTTTAGATAAATCTGTTTTTGCCATTATTCTCCTAATAAACTTTTTTTGCCTAACGTAGCATCTCCTTCAACTCCTGCGGATGAAGTTAGTATGGTTGCTGATCTGCCTTTTCTTTTTGTCTTAACACTTGTTGAAGATCCATCTGCATCGGTTGCAGAACTTTGAGAAATCTCTGCTTGAGTAGGTGCTACAGGTGCAGGAGCTGGAGCTGGTTGTGCAGCTTTTGCTTGCTGAAAAAGTTTTGGTACAGATGGTAATACTCCACCCATGTTAGTTGGTCTCTCTAGTTAGGGTAGATGTAGTTTCTGTAATTCTATCTTGGTTTACTTCAGGTTTCTTGATTACATCTTCTGTTTTTAAAATCATTGGTTCTTCTACTTCATCCTTTTTTTTTGTAAGTATTTTTTTTGCTATTTTAAGTATATTTTTAATTCCCATATTATGATCCTAGTAAAGTTTTCTTTTCAATTTCAGCATCGCTAACATCTCCTAAAGGTCCAGTTAGAATAGTAGATTTTCTACCTCTTCTTTTTCTTTCCATTGCAGCTTGTTCGTCAGCCACCTTTTTTTTCTCCTCTGCACTTAGTTCTGCAGAAGGTGGTTCAGGAGCTGGTGCTACTGGAGGTAGTGAAGGCATCTTCGGTGAAAATAATGAACCCATATTTATATTATCCTATAACTATTATCTGCTACATTTTGTGGAGCAGCTTGTCTAGTGTTAATTTCTTGTAACCCAACAGCTAGATACCTCATGGCATCACAAGCGTGTGATGACCAATCATGTACTGGCTTGGTTCGGAACATACGATTTTTATCAATGTACTTCCTATGGTAATGTCTTAACGCATCTATTAAATTTTTGCAATGGTCTAT